TGGAGGAGTTGACCCCGTCTTCTTTTCAGAAAATAAAAAGGTCTTCGCGTACCCTCGAAAAGCTGACGGGACGAAATATGTCGATTTCCATGTCAGTAACAACAAGGTGGGGATCGAGTTTGACGGGCAAGATCGAGGTGGCGGGGATGTGGACATTCTCCGTTTCACCGATTGCATTTTCACCTCTCCGTCGTCGTACTATTGGCGCTTTGCCAGCACTCACGATGCGGGGGCCGATATTGATTTCGCCGGGTCCACCGTGATCAATGCGTCCGTGACGTTGCGCAGCACGTCGGATCTCGATTTCGTCACATTCATCGACTGTTCGACCTTTACGCAAAACAGCGCGACCCTCACGAACTGTGCCTTTTCCAATACGAAGGTCACGAGCGCGTCACCGGCAGATGCCGCGCTAATTACCGACAGCACGTTTGAATCCGCTGGCACGGGTCACGCGATTGAGATTAGCGGGACAGCCGCGAACATCTCGCTCGATGGCGTCACGTTCACAGGCTATGCCGGAACGAACGGGAGCACCGGCAACGAAGCGATCTACGTAAATATCGCGTCAGGAACCATGACCATCAGCATCATTGGTGGTGGTTCAACACCGAGTATTCGGACGGCTGGAGCTACCGTGACGGTTCAAAATGCGGTGACGGTGCGGGTGACGGCAAAAGATGCCGACACGGCGGCGGCGATTGAGTCGGCGCGAGTCCTGCTCTATGTGTCAACCGGCAGTTCGGTAACCATCACGCGGGCCAGCTCCACGGCGACAGTGAGCCACACCGCGCACGGGTACAGCACGGGACAGAAGGTGGCGATCCTGGGAGCGGACCAAGGGGAGTACAACGGCATCAAGACCATCACGGTGGGCGGCGCGAACGACTACACGTTCACGGTGAGCGGGACACCGACGACTCCGGCCACAGGCACCATTCTGTCTCATCGGGTGATTCTGGACGGGGATACGAATGTGAGCGGGATTGTGGAGACCACGGCCTTTAACTACACGAGCGATCTCGCTGTGACCGGTCGGGTGCGGAAGGGGACGAGTTCGACCTACTACAAAACGTCGCCGGTCTCAGGGACGATTACGAGCGCAGGGTTCGACGCGACTGCATTCATGGTGAAAGACACGTGATATGGCCTTGTCGATGAACTGGGACACACAAGTCGTGACCGTACCGCAAGCCGATCTGACCTCGCTCGGCGGGGGCGTGTACGAACTTGATGTAGACGCCTTTCGGTTGGCACTGAAAGATCTGGAGGATAGTGAGGTCGGGATGGCCTTTCCGGCCACGCACCGGCACAACACGGAAGTGACGCTGTCCGGGGTGACGTATGCGCGAACGGTTGAGATGATCAATGGGTACACGGTGAGCTTTGAGAACACCGGGACGCCCTACGTCGTGTCGTGTGTCGGGGCGAATCACAATCTCGGCGACGTGACGAACTTTGATGGCGGCATGAGCTTGCTGATCGGTAACAGCGCCGGATTGATCGTGAAGACGGTTGGGAGCGGCCTCGATGCTGGGCAGGATGCGTTGTTGACGAAGATCGGCGATATTCTCGAAGCGGACGAAGAGATCCGCGCCGCAACCTTTAAGAAGTTCAAGAAGGGGACGGCCACAGTGTTGGTCAGCAAGGATGTGACGCGAGCCGGGAACGATGTGGACCTCACGGAGCCGTAATGGGATGGGACAGCTTGTGGTACTTACAGGGTGGCGGCGGAACGACCGGAGTGGTGTTGCTGACAGGCGATCTGCTCCCGACGGTGTTGACCGCGACCTTGCGCACACGATCAGGAATCGGAGGAGGCAGCATGGCCGATGAATTAGGCGCACCCGTGGTGCAAGACATGACACGGTCTGAAGACGATACGGATGATGTGACGGTGCATCTCACGAATGCTGACGGCACCGATGCGAGCGTGACCGGCTGGACCGCTGTCCTCTCGGTCGGGGCGGATTCAGACGGCGCGGCGACGGCTACGTTCAGCGGGACCGGCATTGCAGGCGGCTTGATTCCGATCGACATGAGCACGTTCGCGGTTCCGATCGGCAGCTATAAGTACGATATTCGGATTCGAGACACCGTGACGAGTGATCAACCGTACCGGGTGTATTTCAAAGGAAAATTTCGCGTAACATCTAGGATTAATTAATTATGTATATACCATTACATAAAGGACGTTCGAGTAAGCGCAAAGTCGTGGCCATGGCCACGATTGACGATGATCCTGAGTTGTTCGCGTACCTCTCCACGTGGGAGTGGGGGCTTAACAGTGATTCGTACACAGACTATGGAGCCAGGTATTACTTCGATGAAAAGACACGATGCGTCATGCTGCACCATGCCATTTTGGATTTCTACGGGATCGACAGGGTAGGCAGGCAGGTCGATCACCGAGATGGAGATGGATTGAATAATAGGCAGAGCAATCTTCGTGTGTGTTCGCAATCTCAAAACAAGATGAACTCCGGGGCTTATAGCGGGGCTTCGTCTCGGTACAAGGGAGTCGCGAGGGAAAAGACCTGTGATCGTTGGCGAGCCTATATCCGAATCGACGGGACGTTGCATTACTTAGGGCTGTTCAAGACCGACGTTGAGGCCGCGCGAGCCTATGACGTGAAGGCAAGGCAGATGTTTGGCGAGTTCGCAAGAACCAATTTTCAGGAGGGTTGACGATGCCGACCGTGATTGCCACACCAGGGGCCGCGAACGCGAACAGCTATACCACGCGAGCGGAGGCGACGACCTACCATGCTTCGCATCTTTACGCCTCGGTGTGGGAAGACGCGGAGGATGACCAGAAAGACATCGCGTTGATCTGGGCCACGCGGATTCTCGACGAAGAGATGGACTGGGTCGGCTCGAAGGTGAGTGCTGAGCAGGCGTTGCGCTGGCCTCGGAGTGATGTGGAGGATCGGGACGGCTATATCCTTTCTTCGACCACGATTCCAGCCTTTCTGAAGAATGCGACAGCGGAACTGGCACGGCAACTCTTGTCATCAGATCGATTCGCCACACGAGACGAGGCGGCGTCCGGGATTCAGTCGGTCTCGGCAGGCTCGGTGAGCGTGACGTTTGACAAGCATGATCGCATCACGCTGTTCCCGGAAAGCGTGAAATCGATGCTGAGCTTTTATACGTATGGTACAACTACCGGCGGTTTTGAAGTGCCGTTGGTGCGGGTATGAGCTTTCGAGCGTCGATCCAAAAAGCGATTCAGGCAGGCTTTAACGCGCTCGGCGACGGTCAGAAGACCGTGACGTATGTGTCGGTGACGGCAGCGGCCTTCAATGCGACGACCGGCGCGGTGTCACGGACGCAGACGACGCATGCCGGGGTTAAGGCGGTGTTCGACCAATACGACCGGCGTGAGATCGATCTCGACGTGATTCGGCCTGAAGATCAGAAGGTGTTGATTGCGAAGCTCAATTTGACCCCGACGCCACGGCTGAACGATCGGCTGACAGAGAGTGACGGCACGACCTGGGAGGTGATCGGTGTGAAAACGGACCCCTTGAATGCCCATTGGGAATTACAGGTGCGGAGGCCGTAATGGCAAACGACTTTCGGCAGTTCTCGCTACAGCTGGATACGTTCGTGAGCAAGGTCAACATCGCGGCAAATCTAGCGGCCACGTCGGTGGCCTATCGATTGTTTCGGCGGCTGGTGCAGAAAACGCCCGTCCGTACCGGTCGGGCCAGGGCGTCGTGGACGTTGGCCGTTCGGCAGGCGGATCGGCGCGTGGCTCCGCCCGGGCGGAAGTCCTATCCCCCACCAAAGACGCCGGTGATCAAGCCGACGCTGGGCGAAGAGGTGTGGCTGAGCAATAACCTGGCCTACATCACGGCGTTGGAAGACGGGCATAGCAAACAGGCTCCTCACGGGATGGTCAGGCTGGCGGTGTTGGAAGAGCAGCAACAGCTTGATGCGGTGGTTCGAGCCTCTACACGATTGGCGGGACTATGAGCTTCAGCGACGCAGCCAAAGCGATTGAGAGCCGACTTCAGACGAATTGGACGACGACGCCGATCAAGTTTGAAAACGCCGTTTACCGAGACGGCGTCCGCCTACGTCGCGTTGTTTCTGCGGGACGGCGAGGGGACCCAGATCAGTCTGGGCACGCCCGCGCTGCGACGGTGGCCGGGAGTCATTATCGTGCAAGTGTTTGTGCCGGAGGACACGGCGACGCGAGTGGCGAGAGGATACGCCGACACGATTGGAGCCATTTACGACCGGCAACAATTCAGCACGGATAGCAGTGGAGTGATTACGTGTGGCGTGCCATCAGTCCAGTTGATCGGCACGCGGGATGGGTGGTTTCAGATGAATGTAAGCGTGCCCTATCATCGTGATAAGCAATACTAATTAGGGAGGTGGACAGATGGCCCAGGGGGAATCGAATCGCGTTTCAATTCGGGTGAGCAAGGAGACGACGTGGAATGAGACGCCATCGACTCCGACGATGGCTCGCCTGCCGTACCTCAGCGATACACTCGGACACAACAAGCGCGTCCGACAGAGCGATGTGTTGCGCTCCGATCGGATGCGGGATGCGCAAGTGCAGGTGGGGGTGGATGCCCAAGGGGACATCAACTTCGAGCTGCGTTTCGGGGATTTCGACAACCTGCTGGAGGTGGCGTTGGCCAGCACCTATGTGACGGCCACCGAAACAGGATCGGGCGGGGCGAGCGATCATAGCTTTGCGGTCGCCAGTGGCGGGGTGCAGGTTATTACGGGTCCGGCGACCGTGTGGGACAGCTTCACCGTCGGGGCATGGGTCAAGATTTCAGGGTCAAGTCAGTCTGCGAACAACGGCATCTTTAAGGTCACCGCGAAGACTTCGACCACTATCACAGTGGCCAATCCGGCAGGCGTGTCGGCGGCCAGTCAGACAACCACCTTTGTGCAAAAGATGCTCCGCAACGGGACGACGAAGCAGAGCGTCCTGATTGAAAAGCAGTACGAGGATCTGACGACCAACTATCTGAACTTTCGCGGGATGCGGGTGGCGGGGTTGTCGCTCAATATCTCGACGGAACAGATCATCACCGGGGTGTTCCGCTTTATGGGCGCACGCGGGAACATTGCCACAGCCACGGTGTCCGGGTCGCTGACGGGACCCGGGACCACGACCAGCATGACGGCCTCGACGAATGTCGGCAACATCGTGGAGGGCGGCGCATCGCTCTCGACGGCCATTCGGTCCATCACGATGGACTTGAACAACAACACGCGGGCTCTCCCCGGGGTGGGCAACGTGGCCGCCATCGGGATCAATCTCGGTAGTATCACGCTCACGGGCCGGGTCGAAGCATACTTCGAGGATCAGACGCTGTTGACGAAGGTCTATAACCATACGTCCAGCAGTCTCGAATTTCGCTGCACGGACGAATCCGGGAACGTGATGGTGTTCACGATGTCGCAACTGCGATGGTCGGGGAATCCGAACAACCCCGGCATCGATCAAGATGTCTTGCTCCCGCTGGATTTTGCCTGCGAGCGAGAGCCGACCAACAGTGTGATGATTCAAGTGGATTCACTGGCGGCGTAATGAAGGAGGTTTATGGATCTGTGGAAGCAGTTTAAGACGGACGAGCAGGCGGAGGTCGAAGGGGTGTGGGTGCCGCTGTCGGCCACCGCTCGCGTCAAACTGGCCCGTGTCGGCAATCCGCGCTACCAGTCCTGCCTGAAACGGTTGAGTTTGCCGTACATCAAGCCGGGCATGCGGATGAGTGACATTCCAGAAGAGACCTATCAGGCCATTACGAAAGAAGCGGTGGCCGAAGCCATTTTGGTCGATTGGGATGGCGTAATCCGAGAGGGTGAGGTGGTGGCCTATAGCAAAGAGATGGCCCTCAGTGCTTTGCAGATGAAGGATTTCTTTGAGCTGGTGCTCGCAGCGGCGAATTCGATGGAGACGTATCGGGAAGCGCGACTGCGAGACATGGAAAAAAACTAACCCAGGCCCTCACGTGGATGATTCAGTGGGGGCCGAAAGCGGGGCAACGTATCTCTGATGCAGAGTTTCTCGAAAAGATTGCACGGGAGACCGGCAAGACCCCGACAGCGGTGGCGACACGCCCTCTGCTCAATGTGCTGGAAATGCCCTGTTTCGACGCATTTCTGGTCTTGCATGGCGGACGCGGCTCAACAGGGTTTGGTCCGGCTCCGATTGCTCTCACTGAAATACAGGCCTACGCGGAGTTAATGCAGATTCCGCCAGGGGATGACCACCGTGACCTGGTGTGGATCATTCGGAAGATGGATCGGCACTACCTCGAACAGGTAATGAAAAAATGACGGAAGCCAGATTAGATGTCGTGATCGGATCGCAGGGCGCGGTCTCCGGCGGCAATGCCGTCAATCGCATCGTCAATGAGGTGAAGAACAACTTCATCGACTTGGCGGCGAAAACCTTTGTCGTGCAGCAGGCGCTGACGAGAGTGTGGGCGTCGGCACGGGAGGGGGCTGAATTCCAAGAGACGATGGGCCGACTTAATCAGCAGATGGGGCGGCTCGGCTCCTCGGCGATTGTGATGGTGTCGGCGATGCAGCGCGTCACGAACGGCCAGCTCGATATGGCCAATGCGTCGCGTCTGGCGAGTCGGGCACTCGCCGTTGGGTTGAGCCCGGAACAGATCGGGGTCTTTGCCCAGGCGGCGGAAGAACTCAGCGACATTATGGGGACGGACATTCCGGTGGCCTTCGATCGGTTGATTCAGGCCACGGCGAACGGGTCCAGCCGCGCCCTTCAGGAAGTGGGCGTGTTCATCGATCTGGATGATGAGATGCGCAAGCTGGCGCTCTCGACGGGACGCACGACCGAACAGATCACGAAGCAAGAACGGGCTATGTTGACCGCCAAGACGCTCGTGGCGGCGCTGAAAGATGAGACGAGTGGGCTTGGGGAGTCATCGCTGTCTACGGCGGATAAGTTTGCGGTGGCCGCCCGGCAATGGCAGGACTTTGCCGATGCGTTGAAGGCGGATGCGGCATCCCTGACGGTCCTGTTTACGGACATGGTGGCCCCGTTGTTGGAAGCCTTCGAGTTTGTCTCGCAGGGCGGACGGGGACTGCTCCCGCACCAGCAGCCACCGGGGGCCGCTGGGGCAGGCGGCCTCCCTACGGGGTCGCTCGCTTCAGGTGGGGGTGCGCAGGGCTTACCGTTTTCCTTAGCGTCGGCGCGAGTGGAAAGCCGATTAGCTAGAGACCTCCTGACCTCTCGGCAAGCCACCGAGCGGGACAATTCATCGGTCGGCGCGTTGTCGCAGGTCATCGATGCGGAAGCGCAACGGCGACTCATCACGGAGGAGCGGGCCGTTCAGCAGAAGCTCGAACTGGGCCGGGTGGAGTTCACGAACCGGGAGCAATTGCTGCGTCGTGAATTGGCCCTGGAAGAGCGGAAGCACAAAGAAATTCTCTCACTGGAATCCCTCACGACAGAAGGCAAAGAGGCCGAACAGAACAAGTACACGGAACGGGTCGTTGAGATCAATGAAGGGCTGAAGCAGATTGCCAGGGACCGGTGGAACTTCGAGCAGGTCGGAGAAGCCCAATTGTCCACGGCACGGTTTCAGGCGCGAGAGCGTGAGCGTGAAAACGCACTACAGATCAGTCAGGCCATCTTTACGATGGGGGAGCGACGACGCCAGCAAGAGTTAAGTTCACAGGAGGAATTAGTCAGTGGGTTGATTGCCCTTGACGAAGCCCGGTTCGCCTCAGACGCGCAAATCGCCAGTCGGGAACGGGATCTGCTGCGGGCGCAACTGGCCTTCAAGTTGAAGCTGAAACAGGACGAGGTGGCCGCCCTGTTGCAGGCCGGGCGGGCCAATGATACGGGGACGGTGAATCGGATTCTCGACGGGGCCGATCCGCTCCTGACACGTGGGCAGCGATTGGGGATTACCGGTCAAGGTGTTGGCCAAGATATCCGGCTGCTTGAACGGGAACAGAACAATTTCTTTGCTGGTTGGCGACGAGGGCTCCAGCAATACGCCAGAGATACCAATACCGGGTTTGGCTTGGCGCAGGATATGGCGCGTCGCACGGCGCAGCTGATGGAGCAAAACTTTCAGCAGTTCTTTTTCGATCCCTTCGAGCGTGGCTGGCAAGGGGTGCTGGATAATATGGCCAATATGACGCGGCAGATCTTTTCGCAGATTGCTGCGCAGCTCGTGACGACGGGCATTATCAATCTCATTACGGGAAGCGTAAGCGGCGGTGGTGGGGCAGGCTCCATCTTCTCGTCCCTGGCCTTGTCGGCCAGCCGCAACGTCTCAGGCGTCAACGTGCGGACAGGGGATGGGTTTGCCAGAGGGGGTGTTGATGACTTTGGGCAAGGGACGGTGACGACGCTGCACGGGCCAGAGGCCATTGTCCCCTTACCGGATGGTCGTTCGATTCCGGTGACCCTCAACAACGGCGGGATGGGCAGTGGGGTGACCATGCCGGTGACGATCATCAATCAGCATAACGGGGCGGAGGTCTCTGCCGAACAGACGACCGGAAGCAACGGGATGCCGCAGCTGGAAATACTTGTGACGAAAGCGGTCAATCGGTCGATCAGTGAAGGCCGCATGGATAAATCACTCCGCTCTCGGTTCGGCCTTTCACCAGGAGAACGCTAAATGGCGACGTGGCCAGGCACCCTCCCGACGGTACCGCTCCGGGATTCCTATCGGGAAACGCAACAGCAGGGCTCGGCGATTCGGACGGAGATGGATCATGGACCGCCGAAGCAGCGCAACCGGTATCGGGCGCAGATCAAGCAGTACAATGTCACGTTTGAGATGACGGGCACGCAGCTGGATACGTTCTGGACGTTCTATCGGGACACGCTGGGCAATGGGGCGTTGCAGTTCGATGGGTTGCCGACGCCGCGTACTCTGGCGGTCGCAAATCATCGATTCAGTGTCAGTAGTACTCCTGAAGTGGCTTCGGTGGGGTACGATAGCTACGTGGTGTCGTGCGTGCTGGAGCAATTGCCGTAAATGAGTCGGACGACATCCGCACTATTCAAGGCGATGGCGAATGCGCAGGAGACCAAGGAGGTCTTACTGGCACTCGTGACAATCACGCATGACTCGATTGTCGGCGGACCGTTGCGGTTCGTACAGGACCTTCAAGACCTCACCAGCAATGGGAATGTGTATACCGCGTTTCCATTTCAAGTGACCTTGCCGTCGGATTCCGATGACGGGGTGCTGCAAATCAAACTGGTGATCGACAATATCGACCGGCAAATTGCGCAAACGATTCGCACGATTCCGCCATCGTCGCCGCCGGTCGTGAAGATCGACCTGGTGATTGCCAGTCAGCCGGATACAATCGAAATGTCCATGCCAGATCTCACGTTGCGCAATGTGACCGGCGATGCGTTTCAGATTGAGGGGGAGTTACGCATCGACGAGGAAGATTTGGTGCCATTCCCTGAAGGCGCATTTACGCCGCAGGATTTTCCGGGGATTTTCAAATGAGGCCCACATGGGTGACCCAGTACTTGACTATTCCCTTTCGTGAGAAGGGGCGCACCCATGAGGGGGTGGATTGTTATGGGTTGGTGAGATTGATCTACCAAGAGCAGCGACAGATTGAGTTACCAAGCTACACGGAAGACTATACCACCACGGAGGACGCAGAAGTGATTCGGGGGCTGGTGAGCGGGGAAGTCGCAAGCCGATGGCAAGAGATCGCTCGCGCAGAGGCGAGCCTGTTTGACGGATTGATTTTTCGTATCCTTGGGCGTCCGACGCATTTCGGCATGGTGCTGGACCCGCCGTGGTTTCTGCATGCCGCCAAGCTCGATCGGCGAGTCTCCGGGAAAGTGTGGCTAGAGCGGTGGGATACGCGGGCCTGGGAACATCGTTTACTAGGGGTGGTGCGGTGGCAGACGACGTAACGAACACGCGAGCCGTCATGGTGGTGCCGTCCGGGGTCGATCGATTCCGCATGATCGCGTGCCCGTCATTGAATTATGAGCGCCGCATTGATCGGTACTTTGAGGCCGGGCGCACCATTGCGGAGTGTTTACAGGCGTTGCACTGGCAGAGCCAGTACCCACAGGCGCGGGTGTTTATCGATGGGCGGTACATCCCGACGGGGGAATGGGAGGAGGCCCGACCACAGGCAGGTCAGGCGGTCGTCGTCCGATCGATTCCTGGTGATGGCCAGGGTGGAGGAGGTGGGGGGAAGCAAATCCTTCAAATCCTGTCGTTTCTGGCGTTGGCCGTGGCGGCGTTTTATGCCCCCGCTGCGCTGGCTGGGCTGTCGTCTTCGCTCGGTGCGTCCGGTGGGGTGTTCGGCGGCATTCTCGGAGCGAGTCAAGCCATTCAAGCCGGGGTGCTTGTGGCGGGGACCTTGGCCATCAATGCGTTGATTCCTCCAGCGCGTCCACGGCTTCCTGATCTGTCTGGACAGACGAATGATAGCTCGGCACTCTCGCTCACAGGGAGTCAGAATGCGCTCGCTCCGTATGCTCGTATTCCTCGTGTCTATGGGACGCATCGGATGTATCCCCCACTCGCGGCGAAGCCGTACACCGAATTGATTGGGAACAAGCAGCACTTACGACTCCTCTTCTGCCTGGGGTATGGCCCCGTGGACATTGCCGATGTTCGGATCGGTGAAACCCCGCTGAGTCAGTTCACGAATAAGCAAGCCGAGTTCCGTGCGGGCGAATACAACGATGATCCGATCACGCTGTTTCCGAACGATGTCGAAGAGGAAGGGCTCTCGGTCAAACTGACACAAGTGGGTTCCTGGACACAGAAGCAAAGTGCGGCCAATGCGCGGGATCTCACTGTAGAGTTTACCTTTCCGACCGGGCTCACGTTTTACGATCAAAACGGCAGCGCTCAAGCCGCCTCGGTAGCGATGGAAGTGGAGTATCGAGAGTCAGGGACTTCAACGTGGTTCACGGCTTCAGCCCAGCCGGGCATTCAGGCATCCATGACGACGCAATGGGGGCTGAGTGTCAATCAAAACCTCATCATCACCATGAAGTCTACAGGCATCGGCGCAGGGGCGACAGGCAACGTCTACGCCTTGTCGGTGTCCACTGGTGCGGTCAGTGCGAGATTAGGGTCTATTCTGGTTGGGGCTCCGGGGTCGTTTCCGACGACTAGCATTCTGATCACCGCTCTGCACAACATTTCGACGGCGGCGCAAATTAAGGCCGCGATCGAAGGGGATGCCACCCTGAATGCGCTGGTGACAGTGACCTATCCCGGTGGAGGGAATGGATCTGGGGCCATTCAGATGCGATTCACAGAATGGACGACACGCACGTTCACCAATTACGACTTCTATTCGTTCACCGGTGGGAAATCCGCGACATCGACCACCACCTATACGGCCAATAGTGCGACGTTGGTACGCCGGGCGCTGACCTGGACTCCGCCGACACCGGGCGTGTCGTACGATGTGCGGTGCCGTCGAACGACTGCCGATCGGAGTCAAGTCAGCTACCGGGATGAAGTGTATTGGACGATGTTGCGGACGGTGCAGACCACCTCTCCGGCAGCAAAAAAAGGCGTGGCCTTTTATGCGTTGCAGATTCAAGCCACCGATCAGCTGAACGGGACCGTCGATCAGCTCAATATGCTGGTGTCAAGTAAATTGCTGGACTGGGATGGGTCGGAATGGACGGTGCGCAATACGAGCAACCCGGCGAGCGTGTACCGCGACGTTATGCAGGGCCGAGCGAATCGGAAGCCGAAATCGGACGCTCAAATGGATTTGGCGACGCTCCAAGCCTTTCATGAGCGGTGTGCGGCACAGGGGTTTGAGTTCAATGCGATCATTGATTTTCAAACGACCGTGAAGCAGCTCCGACAGGACGTGCTGGCGGCAGCCCGTGCCGCGTTCGGCATGCGTGACATGAAATACAGCGTGATCGAAGACCTCACACAAGCCACGCCGGTCGATATCATCACCCCGCGTACGTCGTGGGGGTTTAAGTGGACGCGCCGCTTTGTCGATATTCCGCATGCGTTCAAGGTGCGGTTTATCAGCAAAGATCTGAACTACAAGCAAGACGAGCAGTACGTGTACGCGGATGGGTTCAGTGCGGCGAATGCCGAAATCTTTGAAGAGACTGACGCGGGCATCGGCGTCACCTCCTATGAGCAGATGGCCACGTTGAAGCGGCGTGAGCTGGCGGATGCGTTGCTCCGAGCGGACGATTACGAAGTGTCGATGGATTTTGCGCACATCCAATTCACACGAGGGGATCGTGTCCAGCTCCAGCATGAAGTCATCTTGGCAGGGCTGGCCACGGCGCGAGTGAAGTCGGTGACACTGAACGGCGGATCAGAGGCGACCGCCATCACGTTTGACGAACCGTTTTCGATGCAGGCTGGGACGGACTACGGAGCCCGCTATCGGCGGAGCGACGGGGTCCAAGTGGTCTCACAGATTGTCACGGTTGAGGCGGAAGTGCTGAGTGTGACCTTCTCGACCCCGATTGCCGCTGGCCTCGTCCCGGCAGTGGGCGATCTGGTGGTGTTCGGTGAGTTGGGATTGGAATCGATCGATTGCATTGTGAAGAGCATCGAGCCTGGCCCGGACTATACTGCCTCGATCAAGCTCCAAGACTATGCACCCGCGATTCAGACGGCGGAGGTCGGACAGATTCCGCCCTATGATCCGCAAATCACCTTGCCCGTAGAAATACTCACGCCGGTCCCGCAGATCGTGCAAGTGGTCTCGAATGAAGATGTGCTGGTTCGTGCGATTGATGGGTCCCTGCAAAGTCGCATCGTGGTCTCGACGTTGTTCCCCTCGGCGTTTCGATTGCCGCTCTCGAAACTCGAAACACAATTCCGCATCACGGACTCTGATGAGGATTGGAAATCTATCTTCACGAACATTTCCAGTATGTCGGTCGAAGTGCCGATTGAGCCGGTTCAAGAAGGGGAATCCTACGATATTCGGTTACGCACGCTAGCTAGTGATTCCAGTTTGTTTTCGGCGTGGGCCACCATCTCAGGGCATGTCGTGGTGGGGAAAACGTCCCCGCCGCCTGATGTGATGGGCCTTGTTTTGGAAGGGAACCGGTTGCGTTGGCAATACGATAATCCGCCGCGTGACTTGGCTGGCTTTTACGTCCGGTATCGACAGGGCACATCCTCGGAGTGGTCCTCGGCGATTCCCGCCCATGCGCAAATTCTTCTGGTGACGGACCTGGTCGTCCCCGTGCAATCGACGGCCATGACGTATTTAGTCAAGGCGGTGGATGTCTCCGGGAATGAAAGTACGAATGCGGCGGTCATCATCACAAACTTCAGTGATCCGGTTACCAGCAACGTGATCGTGACGGTGGACCATCGGGACTTAGGGTGGCCCGGCACCAAGACGAATTGCACGGTCAGCTCAGGGGATCTCGTGGCGGATACCTCGACTCCGTTCTGGACCGCCGATACGGATTTGGCGTGGCCGTATGGGCAGAACGATCTCTATTGGACGGCTGGCAACTACTTAGAGCTGCAATACGAGTGGTCGTATACCGTTCCGACGACTCTTCTTGACGCGGTGTTGACCATTGCGGTTGAGGCGCTCGGTGAGTGGCGGTTGGAATACCGCACGGACGCCACGGCGCTGATGTGGAACGCTGATGACGGGACGCTGATGTGGAATACTGACGACAGTACGCTGATGTGGACAGGGAAAGGTGACTTTCTCTCGTGGCCAGGGTCATTGGCTCCTCTCCAGCACGCGGAATATGATTTTCGGTTGATCGGAGCATCGGGCGGGACACAGTCTGTGATTGAGGAATTGGTGCTCTTGTTCGACGTGCCGGATGTGGAGGAGTTTTTCCCCGATTTGGCCTTGGCCGCAGAGGGCACGCGGTTGCCGATCACGAAGACCTATCGGTCGATTGTGGTGGTGCATGTGACCCTCGTGGAAGACGGAGGGACGGCCATCTATACCAAGACCGTGGATAAACACGCGACGCTTGGCCCCCTATTGATTCCGTATGATGCGACCAGCACGGCGACGACGGCGACGGCGGATGTGCGGGTGCAGGGGTACTAGGCTATGACTAAGGATCAATGGCGGGCGTTGCTCGGTGCAGCAGCGAACAAGTGGGAGACCGAAGAGGAGCGGCGTGAGGCCGAGCGGGACTCCATCGAGCGCATGATTCAAGGCGTCCTGTGGTGGATGGTGGCGCTGGGGGTGGGGGGTACGTTGCTCGTGTGGTCGTTGGGGCGATTGGCTTCATGGTGGTGAGCGCGTAAGAAGGAGCAGCTATGGCGACGATTCCAACAGCAGGCTACATCAGTGACAATGCGCGAACGCAGGCGCAGGTCCAGACGGCACTTGAAGATATTGTGGCCAGTTTACGGCAACTGCCCGGTGCGGCACAGACCGAGCTGTATTACGCTATCAGTAGTGGATCGATCACCCCTGCCGGATCTGGCGGCATCATCTTGGTGGATACGGAAGGTGCCGCCGCAACGGATGACCTCACGAACGTGGTCACGACGAACTACCCGGACGGGTCCATGATCGTGCTCCGCAATTCAAACCTCGCACGTGTCGTGACCGCCAAACACCTGGCCGGTGGGGCCGGGCAAATGAATCTCGACCGTGATGTCGATTACGTGATGGATGATGAGCAGAAATGGATTCTCCTGCAACGGCGGAGTGCGGATTGGTATGAAGTGTTTCGTGGGCCGAACCGCATGGTCAGTTTGGATATTGCCAAAACGGCGACCTTTGCGGTGCAGAAAGAAGATCTTGGCAAGGTGTTTTCCTGCACCGGGACGTTTACGGTGTCACTCTCGGCAGCCTCGACCGTTGGAAGTGGATTCATTGTGACGATTCGCAATGATGGAACCGGAGTCATTACAGTCGATGGGAACAGCTCAGAATTGGTCAATAAATCGACGACGATTCGGGTCAGCCCTGGCGCGAGCGCCATGCTGGTCTGCGATGCGACGCAATGGCATGTCATCGGATCGGCAGGACCGCAGCCAACAGAAAGTCCGATTATCAACGGGGCGATGGATATTTGGCAGCGGGGGACCGCGTTCGCGGCAGCGGCGCATCAAACCTACACGGCAGATCGGTGGCGTTGGGTCCAAAGCGGATCGGGCGTGGTGACCGTGAATCGATCCACGTCCGTGCCGTCAGTGGCACAGGCGGGGGTCGCCCTGACGTATTCATTAGAAGTCGATGTCACGACTGCCGACGCCTCGATTGCCGCTGGGGACTACTACGGCATCCAGACCGTGCTGGAAGGAGGCACGTGGCGGCATTTCGCTCAGCGTGACGTGACGATCAGCTTTTGGGCGTACTCGACGAAAACCGGAACGCATTGCCTGGCCGTGACCAACAGCGGAGCGGATCGGTCCTATATCGGGACGTATACGATCAACACAACGAACACCTGGGAATATAAGACGGTGACGGTTCCGGCGTCTCCGTCGGCGGGCACCTGGAATTATACGACCGGGGTTGGGGCCAATATCTACTTCATGATGGCCGTAGGAAGTACGTATCAGACGACCGCCGGGGCGTGGCAAACCGGGGGGTTCTTCGGATCGAGCGCCCAAGTCAATTGTCTGGACAGTACGGCCAATTTCTTCCGAGTCACGGCGGTCAAGATGGAGCTGGGATTGTTTGCGAGTGATCACACCTTTACACCGCCAGAGTTAGAGCAGCTGCGGTGCCAGCGGTACTACCAAAAGTCTTTTCAATATCATACGACACCGGCGCAGAACCTTGGGACGGAGACAGGAGAGGTTCGATTCGGCAGTCCTGTGGGCGCGTCAACGGCATTTAGTCACATTACGGCATTTTTTGCCGTGCCCATGCGCATTGCGCCGAGCATTGTGCTGTACAACCCGAATGCGGCGAATGCCCAGATTCGGAATCAAACGCTTGGTACGGATTGCACCGGGTCAGGGACGGCGAATGTCACGGAAAAGTCCTTTGTGTTGAGCGGCACCACACCCGCAAGCACGGCGACGACCAACACACTCGCGGTGCATTGGACGGCGAGCGCAGAATTTTAGAGGGGCGGCCATGCCTGAGATTCCAGCAGCGGGATATTTTTCCAATCTGTCGTTGGTCAAGGGCGATTACAAGACAGGGTTCGAGGACCTTGTGGCAAGCCTGCGGCATGTGCCGTGGTCTGGACAGATCGAAGTGGCGCAAACGATCACGAGCGGGTCGATCACGCCGCCAGGATCGGCGGCGGTCTTAGTGCTCGACACAGAATCGGCTGCACCGGTCGATGATCTGACGAACATTGTGACGACCAACTACCCGGATGGAGCGTTTCTGTTACTGCGCAACGCCAATGCGAGTCGATCCGTGACGATCAAGCATGCGGTGATCGGGTCGGGGACGATCGAACTTGATCGTGGTGTGGACTACGTATTAGATGATACGAGAAAATGGCTACTGATTCGTCGGCACGACGCGAATTGGTATGAGTTGATGCGGGGGCCGCAACGGATGACGACGGAGATTCACGTCAGGTCCGCAACGTTTGCGATCGAAAAGCAGCATATTGGGACGACCTTTGTCTGTACTGGAACATACACCGCAAGTTTACCAGCGGCAGCAGCGGCGGGGGCTGGGTTTGTTGTGACGATTCGGAACGAAGGTGTCGGGACCCTCACGCTCGATCCGAACGGAGCAGAACTGGTCAATGGGGCCTCGACCATGGCGATTACGCCGGGCTGGTCCTTTCAATTTGTGTGTACGGGAACCGGGTGGCACACCGTCTCCTCGGCTGGTCCGCAAATTATTCGGAACCCATTACATAATGGATTGATGGAAGTTTGGCAACGGGGCACGGCTGTCCCGGTGTCCATCACCTCCACGAATAGCGGGATCGGGGCAGATCGCTGGATATACGGGCGGAGTTTTGCCAGCACCACAACGTTTAGCGTAACCGTGAACCGATCCACGAGTGTGCCGTCGGTGACAGAGGCGGGAATGGTGCTGAATTACAGCATGGAGACAGATATCACCACGGCGGTTCCGTCTCCGACGAGCGATGATGTGTGCTATCTCTATCAGACGATTTTTGATAGCCGTCAGCTGAATCAGCGGGCGATGGTGCTGAGCTTTTGGGTGTATTCGGCAAAGACCGGCGTGCATTCGGTGCACGTCAAAGGGACGAGTTTGATCTATTATTTTACGCAGACCTACACAGTCAACACGGCAAACACGTGGGAATTCAAGACGATTACGATTCCGCCGAGTTCGGCCTGGACGGGGTCTATGGATGTGGCGTTTGTGTTGGCGGCGGGGAGCAATATCACGACGACGACCCTTGGATCATGGTACCTCCAATACTCAGGCCCCACCGTTCGAGCGGGGGCGGGGCAGGTCAACCTCTTTGATTCGGCGAGCAACGTCTTTCGATTGACCGCCGTGCGACTCGATTACGGGACCAGTGTATCGGCATGGCAGGGGACGAGCTTTGCAGACGAATACTTGCGGTGTCTCATGCACTATCAGAAATCGTTCTTGTATGCGACAACTCCGGCGCAAAACGTCGGGGCAAGCACAGGGGAGTATGTGTTTCGCAGCGGCGGCGGAGCTGGATTGACCGTGGCGTCTCCATTGGTTCGCTTCCAAGTCCCTCTGTATCCAGCCAATGTATTGATGACGATGTTGAATCCACAGGCAGCCAATGCGCAGGCCCGTGATCAGACGACCGGGACAGATTGCAGCGCGACGGTCGGAGCGAGCATCTTCGATCGGCAACAGTTCCGCGTTCAAACCACGATGCCGGGAGGCGGGGCAGCTGGTGACAAACTCGCAGTCCATTGGACTGCGGCGACGCAATACTAAGAGGAGGGTGGGATGGCGACGATTCCCGCAGCAGGATATTTCTCGAATGCCACACGAACGGAAGCCCAAACCAAGACCGCGCTCGAAGATGTCGTGGCGAGTCTCCGCCAAGTGCCGGGGGCGGGGCAGGCCGAACTGACGGCCACGATTAGTTCCGGGTCGATTACGCCTGCCGGGTCAGGGGGTGTGATCGTCGTCGATACCGAATCGGCAGCGGCGACCGATGATCTCACCACGATTGTGACCACGAATTATCCTGACGGGTCGATGATTTTGCTGCGAAACAGCAATGCCGCCCGAACCGTTGTGGTGAAACACTTGGCCGGAGGGGCCGGACAGTTGAATCTCGATCAGAATGCTGCGTACAGCCTCGACGATACAAAGAAATGGCTCTTGATCCAACGGCGCAGTGCGGACTGGTATGAAGTGCTGCGGGGTCCGCAGCGACCCCTCCCAACACCGAATGCCATCATCAATGGATCGATGGAGATTTGGCAGCGGGGAACGGCGTTCGCCGCGATTGCGTCGGGCGGCTACGCCGCCGACCGCTGGAAGCGTGAAGGGACGAGTGCGGGGGTCTTTACGGTCAACCGCTCAACGAATGTTCCGACGGTCGCACAGGCAGGGGTATTATTTAATTATTCACTAGAAGTGGATGTGACGACTGCCGATTCGTCGGTCGCGTCAGGCGACGGCGAGGCGATTGTCCAGCGGATCGAAGGGTACAACTTTCGCCCATTGGCACAGAAACAATTCACGCTGAGCTTCTGGGTGATGTCCTCGAAAACCGGGACGCACTGCGTCTCGTTTCGCAACACGGGTGATGATCGGTCGTACGTCGCGACTTACACGGTGAACAGTGTAGACACATGGGAATGGAAGGTTGTCACGGTCGAGGCAAGCCCGAGTGCGGGCACGTGGAATTATGTAAACGGGACCGGGCTCGTTGTAGGGTTTTCCTTGATGGCAGGGACGACGTTTCAGACCACAGCTGGATCTTGGCAGACCGGATTATTTCAAAGCACAAGTGCCCAAGTGAATGTGCTGGACAATACGGCGAACTTCTTTCGACTGACCGGCGTGAAGATCGAAGAGGGACCGATTGCAACGCCGTTGGCACCGATTGATGTGGCGCTCGAACTGAATCGTTGCCAGCGCTATTGCCAGAAATCGTTCCCGTATGCGACGGCTCCGGCGCAAAATTCAGGAATCAATGATGGCGCGTCGTCCGTGATGGCCACGGGGGCCTCCATCTCCATTAGCTGCAACACCCCATTCGCCACGGCGATGCGAACGGCACCGACCATCACGACGTACAATCCGAGTGCGGCGAATGCGCAAGCCCGCAATGCGTCGGATGGGGCGGACTGTTCTTCGATGGCGGTGTTCTGGGCGTCGGACCGGGGGTTTACCATCACCACCACGACGAATGCTGCGGGCGGCGTGAATGACTACGTACATTTCCACTGGTTAGCTAGCGCGGAACTATAGAGGGGCGAGATGGGCTACCCGTTTATCAAAACCTGTACCCATTGCGGGTTTCGCATTCCGACAGACCGGGCCATTCTCGAAGGGCAGCAGATGCCCTGTTCGCCTTATCACGTGCGGTGTGTGCGGTGCGCGTGGCCGGTGGCGAAGACCCTGATTACGCAAGACGGGCTCTGTTACCGCTGCATGGATGGCGAGACGCGACGGAACTACAACCGGAAGAGCGGGCGATTGCTCTATGGGGCGGTCGATGGAAGTCTAGACCCGAAGGATTACTTAATGCAGGGGCGGATGACCTTCCATGGGGATGAAGCGGAATTGCTGGAGCATCGCCGGAGCAAGGCGCGAGCGGTCAACGAAGAGAAGTTGGCGGCGCGTCGGGCGAAAGAGGCGGCGCAGGAAGAGGCCAGGCTCGCACGGCAGCAGGCCGAGGAGGCCAAAGCGAAGGCCAAGGCTGAAGCCGCCGAGGCAGCCAAGCCCCCTCCCTTGAAGCCGGAGGTCGATGCGTCACGTGTGGAACGCGGTGTCTGTCAGCGTCCTGGCTGTCAGGACCCGATTCGGTCCACGCTCTATTGTTCGAGTCATTGCCGAGAGCGGCATCAGTGGGATCATTTCCAAGCGAATGAGGCGGAACGAGAGGCGAAGCGTGCGCAGCACGCCACCGGGGCACCCAGTGCAGCGGCACACGATGGGGAGGGACATGATCTATCAGTACAGGTGTGAGGTCTTCAATGTCGTCGATGGGGACACGGTGGATTGTGTGGTGGATCTGGGGTTCCGCGTGAAACTCTCCATGCGGGTGCGCCTGTGGGGGATCAACGCCCCGGAGAGGGGCACGCCGGAGGCGGTGACCGCCTCGTCCTATCTTCGGTATCGGGTGATCAAGAAACCACTGATGGTGCAGACGCTGATGGACAAAGAGGATAAGTACGGACGCATGCTGGGGATTTTTTTCGAGAACGGCGACGAGCGGAGCGTGAATCAAAAAATGCTGGATGATAAGCAGGCGGTGCCGTACCTCGTGACGCTGCAAGACGGGCGACTCCCGGAGGTCTCATGATGCCCTTGTGGCTAGCCTCGCTGGGTCCTTATTTCCGAGACGGCGAGCGGTATCTCAACGGGGTGCCGATCGACTGGAATGTGATGTCGGAATCGACGATGCGGGCGGTGGTTCGGCTGCGCGTCCTCCTTGATACCCCGGTGCGGTTAATTCGCGGACCACACCCCGATCCGACCGGCACCAAACCGTTTAAGCGAACGGCGGTCGATCTCTGTGTGCCAGGTGTGGACTTAGGCCAGGTGGCAATGGCTCTGTTCAGGTTACAGGAAATCTCCTATGGTCTCTACTCCGGCAATTCCGTCCATATCGATTCTCGCCCATTTGAGCGGGAACCGGCCCGATGGTTGGCCATCAAGCCTGCCGAGGAATCGTATCTGCGCGAGGCAGGGCTGCTGGAACTGGTGGCCAGTCGGGCAGATGGGTGGACGTACTTGAACTGGTCTCATCCGCGAGCAAGTGATGGGTTGGAGCTAGTGTTGTCCTTAGCTCGCCGACGGGGACGTAGTCCTGTCACGGAGGTGTAAGCTATGGATCGAGAACGCAAGAGCAGTCCAGAAGGCCCTGTGCCATGCGGACAGGTGGAGCGCTATCTCCTGGAACGAATCGATGGTATCAAGCATCAAGTCAGTGCTAATCGGTCCTCTATTGACCAGCTTGCAGAGGACTTGGATCGTCATGTTAATCAGATCTGGACCGACATGAGGAAAAGTATGGCAGACTTGACCAAGCAGCTCTCCGATCACGCAAAAGACGATAGTGAAGCGATGCACACCGTACAGACGCAGCTCTTAACTCGGGTGCCTGCGTGGGCACTGGGGATAATGACTGCCGGGGCGTCCATCATTGGGGCGATGGCGATGTATATCCTCGATCATTCTCGGTAGCCCTATCGAAAGGAGTGCGTGATGACGCAATCGAGTCGTGCACTATTTCATCAATGGCAGCCGCGTCACGGTGTGGCGTTTCTGGTGGCCAGTATGATCGGGTTGGCCATGCTCGTGGCGATCGTGTTTGGGCTGACGGCGCGGGCGTATGCGCAAGGGGCCACATTGACAGCCTCGCCTGCCTTTGACTATAAGGCGATGTTGACGATGATTGTCCCGGCGATTTGGGCGAGTGTGGGGCCGCTGGTCATTGCGGCCATCACGAAAGGGATGAATGGGTTAGGGCAGTATGTGCCACGCCCGTTACAGGTGATCTTATCGGCGGTGTTCGGGGCGATGGGTGGGGCCTTGGCGGATGGCGGGGTGACGGCAGCCGTGACGGCAGCGACGGGGATTGCGAGCCAAGCCTATGCGCAGGCTCCCCCTGCCGCCCTGCTGACTGAGAAGAAGCCCTGAGTCAGGGGGCGCGATGTTAGAGAAAGTGATTCTCGGTGTCGTGGTGGGTGTGCTGAGGTACTTTATGGATCGGCATGCCCACACGAATGCGGCGAAGGCGGAGGTCTATCGTGAACTCTGGACCAATGCAAAGAAGGCGTACGAGTGGGAAGCACAGGCTGCTACTGCTCCTGATGGGGGGGCTGCTCTGCGCGTGCAGCCAGGGAGCAGCGGGATTGTCTTACAAGATCACGGTCCCAACACTGAGCGCCCCGCCCCTCCAACTTAACTGCACGGCCAATGGGGTGCCGACGGTCTGTACCTGTTTTGTTCAGGAAGATGCGAATTTATTGATCCGCAAATTGAAGGCCGCTTGCCTGGCCTCAGGAGGTACTGAGGACGCATGTCAAACCACGCCCACCACCAATCAGCAGGCTACTGGGTCCTCGGACTAGGGATTCTCCTCGCGCTGACAAGTCCGTCCATAGGGGAGGCCCAGCCCGCAGCCACGTTAGATTGGAACGCCAATACTGAAACAGATCTGGGTGGCTATGAAATCTTTCGGTCGTTGACGCCCTGTCCCAGTGATCCGGCTGGGCCGGGATTGAGTGCGGTGACGCGGGTCGGGAAGGTGACGACCTGGAAAGATCCTGCGCTTCCGGCCACGGCGACGGTCGTCTGCTACGGCATTAAGGCGTTTGACACGTCCAACAATATCAGTCCGATGTCGAACCTCGTGTCCAAGTCGTTTACGCGCCCCGCGCCAACCTTGCTCGGACACTGGACGCAGAAAACGGATGTGCCGCATGCGGCGAATCAGAACCTGAAGACCTATACGATTCATGCGCTGGTGAACCCGAAGGCCCCGATGACGGTGTTTTCTCCGGCGCTCGTGAAGAACTATACGTATTTTCTCTATAGCGCAGTAAAGGGGTATTGCGGGGATGGAGCGCTGATGGCCGGGCATACGGCGAGCGGGACCGTGCAGCGGGTGTGTGTGGCGCAACCGCTTGAGCCGGGACAATGGACGGCGGTCACTTCGACGTATGACGGGACGACGTTGACGGTGTATCGAAATCGGGTCGCGGTGGGGAGTGCTGCGATGCCGCCGCCGAACGACTCAACGGGCTCGATGCAGATTGGTGGGAGTAAGTACAATGAAACGTGCAACTGCGATCAGGAAGTGTGGTTGTACGATCAAGCGATGACGGCGACGGAGGTGGCCGCGTTGCCGAAAGCTCCGACAACGGCTCCGGTGATCAAGGTTACCCCGACGACGTTGACCTTTACGGGATCAGTCGGACAGCCAGATCCGGCAGCGCAGGTCGTGGCGGTGACGAATGCCGGGACCGGGACGTTGACGTGGACCGCGACGAGTGATCAGTCATGGCTGACGGTGACGCCAGAGGCGGCGCAGGTGCACGTCGCCGTGCGGCGGGGGACGCTGGTCCCTGGCTCGTATATTGGGACCATCACGATCTCGTCTCCTGGGCTAACCTCGGCCACGGTGACGGTGACCTACACGGTCAAGGCTGATACCATCCCTCCGCAAGCGCCGGGACCATTACGGCTCGTGGATCGACCGACGGCGGGGACGGCGACGTTAGCCTGGTCACAGTCCGGCCAGCCGCCTACTCAATACCGGATCGATCGCTTTGTCGGAACCGGGTGGCGGGAACTGATGCGCGTCCCAGGGACGATGCTCTCGGTCCAGGCCCCATTGGCCGACGTGGGGCGACGACAGTTTCGGGTCTGCTCGGTCCTTTCTGCCTCAGTGCTCTGCAATGATCGGGAAGGGGTGTGGGTCGCCAGATAAGTAGTTCTACGTTCTCGTGATCGCCTGCCATGAGGCCCTTCTTTTTGGGCCAATTCGTGCAACATTTCTACAGTCTCCAAGTAGAGCCAAGCTAACTGCTTGATTTTCCTAACGAAACAACGTGATTTATTTGTAAAGTTATTCCTTGACAACTAGGCTTCACGACACTATACTCTCTCTTAGATACTACACGGTACCTGAAACAGTGGAGGTTTGAAGATGGCCGTTAAAACGCAGAAAGCCAAAGGCATTGTGACGCTGGGGTTACAGGCCCCAGTGGGGTTTTCGGTCAATATGGTCAAGAAGGTCAAGGTGTATCCCCATGACCCGGTTTCCCCGTTTCCATTCTTTGCGCGGCCCTGTCCCATGGTTCCGCGCCATGGGTTCGTGGAGTCTCGCTTGATTGAGACACAGGCGCAATTCGACGCGCTACTCGACGAGATCAAGGCCACCAATGAGCCGGAGGCTGAAGTGGTCATGATGCCCTATATCCAGTGTCAATTCTCTGGAGTGCTCACGCAAGCCGGGGTGAGCTATGGGCCAGGGAATGCTGGCGTGACGGGCGGGCAAGAGGCACGGTCCATCCCCGCTGCGCTTCCCACTCTTGAGGCCTTTGCAAAAACGTTCCTTCCCATGGATGCCCTCAATAAGGCCAGCATCACAGAGTCTCCGTACCTGGAGTTCGTGGAGAGCAATGGCGGCTTAGAAGCCGTACAGCTCCGCAACGGGCCAACGGTCCCCCTCTCGCCCCGGTACGTACCCAAGCCCATGGTCGTGCAATCCGTTGTAACTCCCTCCGAAGAGGAGAAGGTGGACTTGCTGGCATGGGAAAAGCGGATGCAGGCCATCAAGGGGCAACCGGGCATTGTCGTTCACTATCCAGGGGGCTCGATGCAATCCCATGTGGCAGTCCAGGCCATCGAACAAACGAAATATACCGAGCATCCGTGCGCGGTGTATGTGACGCCGGATGCGCCAGCGGTCGGCGATTCCATTGAATCGATCGGTGGAGTTGATCCGCTCACCGCTACACACTTCAAAGAACTCGCGGCGATGATCGCGGCGGCAGTCGCCACACTGGACCCGGTCAACGAGAAGGCCCAAGAACAAGCCATCCGGCTTGCGGTGGCGGCGTTGCATGCGTCGCCATTATGGGATGGAGCCCGACATTTACTCGTTCTTCGTGCGGTGGCGCTCGCGTCCATGATCAAGTTTTCCAGTGCGGCGATTCTTGGGGAGCTTCGGCACTACCGGAACCGAGGGCCTGGTGCGAAAGGCATGCAGCGATACACGGAACCGTTGGACGAAGATGAACGGGTCGGGAATCTTCACCGAGATCAGATCTATGAGCGGGCGTTTCGACTCCATGTCAAGCTGCTTGCGCCTCGCATCGGTTCTGCGTATCGGGACTTCATCACGAAGGGCTGGGGCGGCTCGTACGGCGGGAAGAACTGGGCGGCGTGTACGAAGCAAACCATTCTTCTCTTTAATGGGCTCAGTGCCTTTATTGAGAATCCATGTGCGGAAACGTGGGTGCCGGTCATGTCGGCCTGGAACGGCACGGTCAATGTCTTCCATAACACCGGGAAGTTCCTCAATAAGTTTATCTCAGCTCCTATGATGGATAAGCTCGCTGTTGCGCCGATCGTCGGGTTGATAGGGCCGATGGTCGGACATTTCGCGGTCCATGACGAAGACTTCCCGCTGCATCGGAATCCCCTTCGTGTGGCGGCAGAACTCAAGGTGGTGGTGCCGAAGCCTCGTCCAAAGCCGGTTGTTCCGGTGTGGTCTACCGCCTCACTGAAACAGAGTCAGGCGACACTGCCTGCCATGTTTAAGCTCAAGGGGAACAAAGTCTACATCCAAGTGCAATTGCCGTACGCCTACACCCGTCCCTACGGGGCGGCGTTTCTCCATGCGCTCGCAAAGGGGAGCACACATAAGACGCTTTCCGCGATGACGTTTGATGGGACCAGCCTGGCAGGGACAGGAACTCCCTATATGAAAGGGGACATTAAACAGATTCACGGCGCGTGGGTCTTAGTCGCCAGTCAGAATCAATACTGGATTCCGTTGTTACCACAGGCGCTTGATGCAGCAGTAACGCCGGTTCCGCAGCAAGACTCGGAGCCGGAAGAGGATGTCACGTTTGCATAACTGAACGCAGAAAGGATGTGAAGCATGGGCACTCATTGTACGCATACAGATCTAACGAAAGTGTTGACCATTGGCACCTGTGAAATTTGGGGCGGGAAGGAAACGCAGGTGTGGCCACGGGCCGACGAATTTAACGTGGTGATTTCTTTGCTTGGGCGGATAGGTCCGAGGAGCACGAAGTTTTCGATCAGCCGAGGCTCGCGGAGGGTGTTTGCGAAGCTGACAGAGTACCAGCAGCACCGCAACAACATTCTTGCGATTGATTGGCCGGACATGTCGGCACCGGCCCTTGACCTCGCGTTTTGGCAGGCCCTCGTGACGGACCTGAGCCACGTACAGGGGAAGGCAGTACTCTATTGCATGGGAGGCCATGGGCGGACCGGCACCGCACTGGTGGCGCTTGCGCACGTCAGCCAATACCGTCCCGCCCTGGACAGCGGGGACCTTGTTCAGTGGGTTCGGACGCACTACTGCGCGGACGCCGTAGAGACGACAAGCCAGGTAGACTACTTGCGACGGGTCATAGGAGCCAAAACGGCAGAATCTCCCACGCGCACCACTGGCAGCTCGGTAGTCTGGCCGCAAGGGCGGTCCTACCTCGATTTGCGCAACGATTCGGATGATTTCTATACGGCTTCCAGGGTAAAGAAATAACTTGACACATGCCGCCTGTAGGGAGTATAGTGTAGGTAGATCGAAACAGGAGGAGGGATATCATGGCAGACACGGGAGCAGCGGACTTGCTAGTCGGAGACATTAATAAGCTAACCTCAGCGGCTGACGTTGAGAAGATTCAGGCCATCATTATGGAGCACTGGAAAAAGGTTAGCGATGATGATGCGATGGCGACTCAAGCCGCAAAAACGTATGCGCTACTGATGCAGCGGAAAAAGGCGCTCTTAGCACAAGCCGGGGTGACGCCTCCGAAGGGGGCCGCGAGTGACCTTCCTCAGGAGGTACAGGCGCTCTTAACAGAGGTCAAGGAATCCCCACTGGTGAAAATCTCCATCACGCAGATTGAGCCAGCGTTTGCCAAGCTGGCCACAGTCAGCCCGTCGTTCAGTATGGTCATGGATCAGCTGTTTGCAGATCGCCTCGATAAGATCGTGGCGACGTATACGAGCAAGGTTTCCCCGGCACATATGCCAGGGTTTCTGATTGGCGTGACCAAGATCTTGGAATTTAAGCGCAAGATCGTCACCACCGGGACCTTGGGCCAGGCCTATCTCGCTCAATTCAACTTACAGAAGATGCTCGCCGGGCAGCATGTGGAAGGTCCAGCAGCCAGTTCGGCGGCACCCAGCAAACCGACGAAAAAGAAAGGGAAGGCCTCGACGTGGGTCTCGGTACAGGACGCACTGGTGGAGGTTCCGAAAACGTACCCGGATGCGTCGGCATGGGGCAAGCCGGTGCAGCGGATTTCGAGCGGGGTGCAGGCGCTGCTGGAAAAGTACATCGCGGTAGAGCGCGGGAACTGGGCAGCATCTGGTATTGAGGTCATGGACACGCTGTTGACGCATAATTTTCTGATTGGACTACTCGCGGGTTTTGTGCAGGACGCCTCGACAAAGCAAGTCGTCATTTCTTCAGCGAAACCGCGAATTGTGGCTCAGTGTCAAGGTGATGGACAAGGGCTGCATCTGTGGCGGGAGGGAGAAACCTTTCACAATGTAACAAAAGGAGACGCAGTATGAGTACCTCGCTCGGAGACCGGCGAGACAAGATCAGTCAATTCCTTCAGTGGTCAAGGGTTTTCACGCAGGCCCATCTGACCGGAGAGGGCGGCGTGAAGGTGTTGCGTGGCGTCCAGACCCTCTTGCGAGACAGTCAGAAGCAAGCGCCGGGAGGCGGACTCTATCATGCGCTGTCGAGGCTGGCCGAGCTGGACGCAAACACGGTCGTGCTCTATGAAGCCGTCCTGTTCCCGCTCATCGCAAAGTCGCGGTTTCGCAGTGATCTCGTACGGAGACTGGAGGAATTGTTGGTCTATCTGGAAGACGGGGATCAATGGAAAGAGGAATCGTGGCGGGATATGCTGTTTCAGCTATTTCGCGCCAAAGCTGAGGAGCAGATATTGGCGAAAACGTCCAGCGCAAAGGAGGATTTGGATGACGAGCTATAATACCTACAAAGACATTGGGCAATCTAAACACGTGCTTGCATTTTTGGTGCAACTATCGGAGACCGCCACCCGGCACCAGGCGAACGCTGCGCAGGTGTTAGCTACCTGTAAATACTTGCGTGATCACTTTGCGACGAACAGGGAAACGATGGAGCATGGGCTCACGGGTGCCTTAGTGGAACTCTACAAAACGCCACCGTCACCCTTAACAGAATCAGTGCTGTCCCTGGCGCTGTATCGGGGGTCTACGCGAGGCGAATTGATCCATATTTTTTCGGTCGTCGTCTCGTATCTAGAGACGGAAGGCGGGTCGGAGTTGGCGGAATCGTTTGCACAATACTGGTACCAGATCATGCACAAATTCACTCTCAAGAAAGAAGCCGAGGTGTCCGCTTTGGCCTCGCTCAAGTCAGCCTTGCGGCACACAGAACTGACTAAGGAGGACGAATAACGAGGGGCCAGGCTGGCCCCTCTGGCCTTCCTGGCCGACTTCATCCCGTGAGCCACCTTTCCCCCTTCCCTTGCCCCTTCGCCCATTCCTACGCCAATCTAGGCAGGCGTATCTAAATAGATACACTATAGAGAGACCCCCTACTTTTGAGTGTAAAGGAATATCTTGACAATATGAGAGGGGTCCTGCTATCCTTGGATCATGAAAGGCAACACACAAACCAAGGAGAGCGCAATGGGAGCCAGCAACACAGTCACTCCGAAATGGATGACCGGCAAAGGGGTTCGGACATTGGTTCGGGACCTCAAGAAAGCCGGAATGCCTCTGGCAGAGATTAAGCGAGCAGTCAAACAGCTCGTGGCCCTCACGAGCGGGAAATAGGAGAAGGGGGATAACATGTACCACATTCCACAAGTCAAACTGCTGATGGTCAAGGACGGGGCGGTCAAGTCCGAGGTCAAGGCGATTCACGGATCACAAGATGTCTTTAACCTCATGTCTGGCTACTTCGCCGGGCACGATCGGGAGGAATTCGCGGTGCTCTTGCTCGATACAAAGCACAAGGTCAACGGGGTGCATACGGTGTCAATCGGATCGGTCAATATGAGTATCGTGCATCCGCGAGAGACCTTCAAGGCTGCGATTGTCTGCAATGCGTCGGCGGTGATCTTGGTTCACAATCATCCGAGCGGTGACCCGACGCCCAGCCAGGAAGACCGAACCCTGACAGCCCGGCTCAAGGAATGCGGGACCTTGCTCGGCATCCCAGTGATTGACCATGTGGTGATCGGCGACGGACGGTATGAGAGCTTCGCGGATCAGGGGTGGCTCTAAGTCCGTACGCGGAAAGGCGGGGCGCGTGAAACTCTTTAATCTCTACCTTCACCAAGACATACAGCGCTCACGACTCACGAGCGCGGCAGTCCGTGCCATGATCGACCATCGAACGGTCCGGGAATGGCTGGCTACGGCACGGATCGGGGAAGCACAAATTGTGCTCACGCTATCCTACCGTTGCGGCGAACTCTGGTTGAAACGCATCCAATAATAGAAGGAAGGCCCGGTTATGGCCCGTATGGCCCCACAGACCCCCTACTTTCGAGTGTCAATATATAACTTGACACATAGAACCTTACATGCTATCCTTTAATCATGATGATGAACACGCACCAAGGAGGACCCCATGGCAAGTGAAGCGGCGGAATGTGCCAAAGCGATTAAGAAGGAACTTAAGGCCAGCTGGCCCACGGTGAAGTTTTCGGTCAAGTCCGAGTATTACGCCGGGGGCAATAGTGTGCATGTGTCGTGGTGCTTCGGTCCCACCAGCAAGCAGGTCGATGCGATCATCAGGAAGTACCAACATGGCCACTTTGACGGGATGACTGATTGTTACAACTACAGCAAGACGACCACGGCGCACAGCGCCAAATATGTGAGTGGGCAGCGAGAGATTCCCTATGAAATCGTCCAGCAGGTGCAACAGGACTACGCGGCGGCGTTGGGCGTGGCCTGGCAGGGGCAAGCGACAAGATGGGGGGATTCCTACATCAGCGATCTCACCTATCGATTGCTGGCGGTGTTTGAATTGCCACATGGGTATCAGGGCATCGCGCCAGTGGCAGACACCCAGCAGGCCTGCTTCCTGGAAGAGCACTATGAGCTAATCGGCGGGATTCGACAGGCTCGCCACTAAGAAGGAGGGACGACCATGGCAAAAAATCCGTGCGGCAAGATGCGCAAGCGGGACCAGCCCTATGAAGTCTGGCAGAACGTGGTTCCGGTGTTCGGCTGTCCGCCCGGCTCATGGACCTGGAAGGTGCTGAAGAAATGGCAGATCGATGACAGAAAACCGTTCGCTCGGTGGTTCTGTGAAGTGACGACGCCGATGGTCCCGGACGGTGAACTGGGGGATGTCTATGTAACCGACATTACGTCGGTGGCAAGGAGGATCGCAGG